GAAACACATTTTTCATAAAAAGTTTACATTCCCCCAAATTCAAAACACGGATTTATGCAATATGTACAAAATAATATAGTGTAACGAGGAAAAAACACACACAATCTGCACAAATTATGAACACATAACGAACGCCAACCACACTAAACCATTACCGACAAATAATGAACACTTTTTAAATTCGTTCGACAAACACTTGACAAAATCAAATATGACATAATAATTAACGGAATCAGTTTACAAACGATTTACACAGACAACACACCGACGACACAACAACCGGGTATAATATAATCACAGTAAAGGAAAGAGATGAAGCATAATGGATAGAACATTATACGCAATGATATTAATAATGTTGGCGTTGTCAACAATATGTTATTTGGTTGGTTATAGTGTGGGGTTAGGATTGATATGATTAGTTTAGACAAATATGCAAAGAAATACGGTGACATACCATACCCAGAAAACATAAGTGAGAAACAGGCAAAAAAGTATGTTGAAACATATGTTAAGCTTGGTCGGTCAAGGGGTCGCGCAAAGGGCGAGGTATTAAAAAAATATAAGAAGACCATATCAAGACTTAGAAAGTCCGGTTATGTCGTCCCCGAAAACATCAAGTTACCTGCAAAATACGACACATTATACATATACGCGCAATCCTTTAAACCCGACCCACAAACAGGCAAAGTTTATCCAGGTTTATATGCACGTGGTAAGTCGTTCGGGGCTAAAACAAAGACCCACCAACAGACACCACCCAACATTTATGAGTTGATTTATTTTAACACAATTTCATATATAAGAAATTTTGAGGCAACGTCTAATCGTAAGGCAGAGGGCGCCCCTATATTGCTTGACTTTTTTGAGGGCATTGCAGAGGTATATGGTATTGAAAATGCAGGGCGGTTGATAGATGAAGCAGAAAAAGCGGGCGAGACAATAACAGCAGATGAATTATACAACGAAACAGACGCGCAATCATACACGCGAAGTGTAGAAAGATTTGTAAGAAAGGTTTTAGAGTTATTACCACAAACCGATTGATAGGGGTGATACTATGACATTTGTTGGGTGGTTTGAAACGACAGCGCATGAAAATCAAACTAAAGGAGTAAGGGAATGAAACGAATTGATCACAGTGAAATTGAAGGACTAACCCCAATTGCGGAGGGCTACAAGGCTATTAAATATGACGGGACAACCCAAGGAGAAGTCGGATTTACTTATGGAAAAAAAGGTGAGAACATAACCAAATCGGTGTGGAAGTGTGAGGGGGGTCCAATCATTTGCGAAAACGGGGCACATTTTTGTGAAAACCCAGTACATATAGCCAGGTATTATGAACCGCTCGGACACAATCGATATTTTAAAGTCAAGGCGTATGGTAAGGTAGTACAGGACGAAGAAAAGGAGATGTCTTGTGCACAAATCATTGAGTTCGTGGAAGAATTCGGATTTATGGACTTTATGAAAATGTTGTCGAACGGTAACAACCACTCGAACGGCAACAACCACTCGAACGGCAACAACAGCTCGAACGGCAACAACTGCTCGAACGGCAACAACCACTCGAACGGCAACAACAGCTCGAACGGAAACAACTGGTCGCACGGCAACAACCACTCGAACGGCAACAACAGCTCGAACGGCAACAACTGCTCGGACGGCAACAACAGCTCGAACGGAAACAACTGGTCGAACGGAAACAACTGGTCGAACGGTAACAACCACTCGAACGGCAACAACCACTCGAACGGAAACAACTGGTCGCACGGCAACAACAGCTCGAACGGAAACAACTGGTCGCACGGCAACAACCACTCGAACGGCACATCAATGTGTTATGGACTATTACAATGTGAGGGGGCTTATTTATCTGTATTTTGTCACAAAAAGAATGGAATTGCCTATCATATATTCAATAGAAAAAGAACCGAGCAGAGAGCTGTAGAGGTTTTAAACCACATCGTTGGCTTTCATTACATTCCAAAGTGGCACAACATAACGACGTTGAAAGAAGGTGAAGAATGGACAGAGATTTGTTGGCCTGAGCTACGAGAAAATGACACGAATTCAGCATGGTGCGATATGCCAGCCGAAATGCTGGACTACATCCGTTCATTACCCGAATTTGACGCAAAGATCTTCAAAAAGATCACAGGAATTGGGTCAGAAGTGTGGGCTGGAAAATAAGCTAATATGTGTGTTCTTTGTCAGTTAATTTTGTTGACGAAGATTAAATTGATGAAATCAGGAGCAAATTATCCGATGAGTACAATTTTAGTTGGAGATTTTGAAACCACTGTGTATGACGGACAAGAATACACCGAAGTATGGGCCAGCGGTGTTTGCAATATTTCAGATTTATCTTGTGTTATTCATAACAGTATCGGTAAAACATTTTCATATCTTGAAAACGTCGGTGAGGATGTCATCATATACTATCACAACTTAAGATTTGACGGTGAATTTTATGTCTCATATTTACTGAATGAATTGAAATACAAATATTACGAGGGCAACCGCAAAAAGAAAAAAACCTTTAAGTGTGTGATATCGGACGCGGGCTTGTGGTTTAACATCACAATAACCACACCCAAAAATATAATATCAATTCGCGATTCGCTCAAATTGATACCGCTATCTATCGAGGATATGGGTAAAGCCTTTAATACAGTACACCGAAAAAGCACGATTGAATATAAAGGCTTTAGAAAGGCGGGCGGGGTGATTACAGAACGCGAGGAACACTATTTGAAAAATGACTTGTTGGTATTAGCTGAAAGTTTACAACATATGTTTGCTGTGACGACCAAAACCACAATATCATCAGCAGCCCTAAGTGAATTTAAAAAAACATTTTATGGTAGAGATTATCGCGAGTGGTTCCCGAATTTAGAAGAAATTGAAACACCAGACTATTTTGACGAAAAAAACGCCGACGAATTTATACGAAAAAGTTACAAAGGTGGGTGGTGCTATGTTAACCCCAAAATACAGGGACAAGAGGTTGGAAAAGGAAAAACATTTGATGTTAATGGCTTATATTCGAGTGTTATGCACAGTTCTTCGGGGTGTGTTTATCCTATCAGCAAGCCTTTTTTTTTCAAGGGCGACATCCCAGCCAAAGTGAAGAATTCTTCAATGTATTATTTTGTAAAAATAAAGGCCAAATTTAAACTTAAAGAAGGTTATTTACCCACAGTGGCGAGCGGTGGGAGTATGAGGTACGGCGGTGTTAAATGGTTAACATCAAGCGACTATCGCTATAAAGGGGGTGAGATTGATACTGTGGAAGTTGATGGCGAAGAGGTTCCAGTCTATTTTGAGTGTGTTATGACAATGACAGATTATGAATTATTTCACAAGCATTATAATGTTATATATGAGGAAGTGTTATACGGCTGTTATTTTTACGCGAAGGGCGGCATATTTGATGAGTATGTTGATAAATGGTTTAGTGAAAAAATTAAATATAATGGTGGGCGTAGAACAATTGCAAAGCTATTTTTAAATTCGTTGTATGGTAAGACTGCCGCAAATGGACGGCGCGACCACAAAATACCACACCTTGACGACGGTGTGGTAAAATATGATGTTGTTAAAGGGGAAGACAAGGAACCCGAATACATAGCGATAGGCTCCGCAATAACCGCATACGCACGTAATTTCACAATCACCCACGCACAGGACAATTTTGATTTGTTTTGTTATAGTGACACAGATTCGTGTCATTTATTAGAGGGTGAATATAAAAACATACTAGTTGATGATAAAAAACTTTTACACTGGAAAATTGAGATGGTGTGGGATAAGGCAATTTTTGTGAGGCCAAAATGTTATATTGAGGTTGGTGATAAGACAGAAATAAAATGTGCCGGTCTAAATGAAAGGGGTAAAGAACTGATGATGATGTCTTTAACCGGTGAAATAGAAGAACCATTAAGCGATGAAGAGCGAGCGTTTGTAAATGTTAAGAGAGAGTTAACAGATTTTAAGGTTGGATTGGAAATACCGGGAAAATTGGTTCCTAAACGTATAAGGGGCGGCGTGATATTATCAGACACAACCTATAAAATAAGGGCGGTATAACCGCCCTTTTATAATAGCACCGCGCACGTTTGCTAAACGAAAATTTATTGGAACCATTTAAGGTTTAGCACCCAATAAAATACGCGGTGATATTAACGAATTGATAGCGCATTAAAAATTTTATCTTTTACGCTAATGTTTGAAAACCTTATCAACCCTCGATGAAAAAAATCCCTCATCATCTTATGCTTGGTAGAACAATTTAGATATGGATTTGTATAATCTAATATATCATTACAATTTTTGTCGTATTTTTGCGATATATAAATGATATTAAGGTCATAATAAAAGAAAACCCCAAATGTTTCACCCTTATAATTTATTGTTAGCAAGTAAGAATTTTTTCCAGACGGTTTATCAATGAGTGCCACTGAATTATTAAGATATACACCTTCTGATTCATATTTACTGTATTCATCGTCAAAGGCAGAGTTAAAGGTAGAATTTTTCAGAGAATTTGCCGCCCCGGAATTAAAATTAAATTCGCACACCCAACCATTACCACGAAGAAATTTTGTGTTGGGCCTTATTCTTTCTGTGATGTGTAGGGCGGAATAATAGGGGTTTAATAGATTCAAAGTGTTGCCAATTAGAACAAGCTTTACATATCTTGACGGCTCGCCCGCCCTTCTTGCAATTGATGTGTGAATGCTTCTTACCTTTTCCACTTCGCCGGGTAGGTAGTTGTCATATTCTTCTTGAAATTCATCGAATAATATCGTTGTCACGTTTTTAAAGACATGGGAACGATTTTTTAATTTTGTTGCTTGATTGATTGAAAGGGCGAATCCACATGTTTCACCATTCAACAGCAGTGAATAATACAACCCCTTGGCGTATGGTTGTGATGTCATTTCATCATATGGAAAATACAAGTCGTGGATGTCATTCCAAAACGCAATATGCGCGTCTGACAATTCATAACCTGTTCTATAAAGTACAACAAATTGAGACCCGTCACGCTTAAAATTATCAATCACATGCTTATTGAAAAACGTTGTTTTTCCCGCGCTTCTGTTTGATGTGATGATAAATATTTCCGGGGTGTTTTTATTTAGGTCTTTTGTATTTAATAACTTATTCCCATTATAAAATTCCATACTTTATTATAACACAAGATAAATATATGTCAAGACTTGACAAGAAAAAGTTTTGTGATATAATATAAGAAAGGGGGGTTTGATGGAAAACATTATCACTTTAATAAACACAGCAGGCTTTCCCGTCGCTATGTGCTGTGTGTTGCTATATTATGTGAATAAGCTGATAGACGCTCACCGAAAAGAGGTTGATGAGCTTACAGAAGCAATCAATAATAACACAAATGTTATAAATATTTTATTAGAAAGGATAAACAATGAAGACAAGTAAAGAAGACATTTTGTCCAGACTTTCTGCGATTTTTGACGAGGGCGAGCTAACCGAAGAAAAGGTTAAAATTGTGGAAGACATTTCAGACACCATCGACGAATTATCGCGTGCAAGCGGCGACGTTGAAGAGGTTGAAAAGAAGTGGAGGAAGAGGTACATCGAAAGATTTGGAAGCCCGACGGTTGATGACGAGGGTGAAAAAATTGAGAAAACCGAAACGATTAAAATTGATGATTTATTTGATGAAAGAGGTGACAAATAATGGCAAATGTTCCGCAGCCTGTAACACTCACTAATTCCAGTGTGAATATTTTAAATGCGATTAGAAATTCGGCAACCATAGACTATAGAAACTATGTGCCATACGCGACAGAGGACGGCGATTCAATTCGTGGAATTGGTGCTATTATTATGGACTACCCCGCGCTTCAAAACGAGTTTTTAAACGCGCTCATTGGAAGAATCGGCCTTGTTATTGTCACGTCTAAATCATATCAAAATCCGTGGTCTGTATTTAAAAAGGGCGTTATGGAGTTCGGCGAGACCGTCGAGGAATTATTCGTAAATATTGCCAACGTCCAGAATTACAACCCCGAAGATTCAGAAACAACAATTTTTTCACGCAATATTCCTGATGTAAAAAGCGCGTTCCATGTTGTAAACTATAAGAAGGTTTACCCTGTAACAATTCAAAATGACCAGTTGCGAGCCGCGTTTTTATCATGGGCTGGTATATCCGACTTAATAGCAAAAATCACCGATTCATTATATACATCAATGAATTATGATGAATACCAAACCATGAAATATCTAATTGCAAAAGCCATTATTAACGGCCAAATGGAAATTATTGGTGTTAGTGGGACGATTAGCGAGGATGTCACGGCTTTTAAGTCAATTAGCAATGATTTGACCTTTTATTCCAACAAACATAATGTGGCTGGTGTTTATACTTCAACTCTCAAAGATGACCAATATCTTATTATTGACACAGCAACTGAAAGCCAGATGAACGTTGAAGTGCTGGCCACGGCGTTCAATATGGATAAGGCCGAATTTATGGGTCATGTTATTTTGGTTGATGGGTTCGGTAATTTAGACACCGCCCGCCTTAATGAGTTGTTTTATGATGACCCGGCGTATGAGGAAATAGGGTCTGACGATTTGACCTCTCTTAATTCAATTCCTGCTGTTATTGTAGATAAAAACTGGTTTATGGTGTATGACCAGATGATGCAATTCACCGAAAACTATAACGGCAAGGGGCTGTATTGGAATTATTTCCTGCACACGTGGAAAGTAATGAGCGTGTCGCCCTTTGCGAACGCGGCCGTATTTACCACCGGAACCCCCGCTGTCACATCCGTGACCGTTTCACCGTCAACGGCGACTGTGGCTAGGGGCGGAAGCGTGCAGTTAACCGCCGTTGTTAAAACAACCGACTTTGCACGCCAAACCGTGACGTGGACATCTAATAATGCAAAAGCTGTTGTGGATTCGCGTGGTTTTGTGACTATTGCAAGCGATTTCAGCGGGTCATCCGCTACCATCACAGCAACTTCTACATTTGATTCGTCTAAAAGGGGAACTGCTACAATTACTGTAGAATAATGTATATTGCACCTAATTCAATTATAAAAATATTGACGAATGTTCCTCTTTCAACTGGTTATGCAGACACGCTCTATTTTTCGAGTGTGTCTGCACAGACCAGTTATTTCAGCGCGAAAGTTAAACCAAATACAACGCTTGGAAGTTTAGGAACATTTTCATTTACCCTTGACGAACAAAACTATGTTCGTTCATTTAATAATTCGATTAAGGTCAACATCCCTGTCGATTTGTTAAACGACTGTAATTATGTAATGTTTCAAAATTCATCGTATACTTCAAAATGGTTTTATGCGTTTATCACTAATCGAACCATGTTGAGCAACGCCACAACCGAATTGTCGTTAGAATTGGACGAGATTCAGACATGGTTTTTTGATATGACCATTCAGCCGGGATTGGTGCTTAGAGAGCATAGCGTTAATGATGATGTTTTTGAGAATTTAATGCCGGAGCCGTTCAACATCACCGATTATACGTATCGTGATTCGGGTGGTGTGCTTGGCATACCCGATGGCGTGGGTATGGTGGGTAGTAAGGAATGGGATGGCAGCCTGCCCCTTGCGGGTGTGGCTGACGGTGTTTTTACAAATTGTTATGTGGGTTACTGGCTGACGCCTTCCACGTCTTACACCACAATTGCAAACGCAATAAACAACTATGTTGAGACGAATGGGGCTGACAGCATAATTTCAATCTTTTTGTATTATAATAAAAATACAACAAACACAATCTATGACTTGGATTTGGACGGCTATGTACCTAAAAACAACAAGTTAAAAACTTATCCATATTCATTTGTAAGGGTCATATCTTTAGACGGCACATCCAAAGATTTTAAATTTGAGGAATCTGGCGACTTGAATATGACTATAAAAACAGAAAGCGTCTCATTTCCTGAACCCGCTGTTCGCGTGGTAATGATTGATTATAACGGCTTAAAAGACGAAAACACGCAAATGGTTTATTCGGGTTTTCCAGTGCCAGCAATTAACACCCCCGCATATCTCGATTATTGGGCCACTAATAAATTTTCGTTCGGTTTTGGTGTGCTTAAGAATTGTATTGACGTTGGTTTAGGTGCTGGAAAGATTGTTGCAGGTGACCCAAGCGGTGGGGGTTCTGTGTTGTCGGGGGGTTTATCGCTTCTTTCTACGGCTGCTTCAATGGCAGACCTTATGAACGCTCCCCCACATGTCACTTCAAGCGGATCCGGTCTGTCTTTCATAACAGCTTCATCAGATAGTATATTTAGATTTTATCAATGCACATTGAAGGCACAGGCTGCCAAAGCTGTCGACGATTATTTCACTCGTTTTGGCTATGCAACTAACACCATTAAACAACCCAACATATCAAGCCGACCGGCCTTTAACTATGTTCAAACCTCAAACATTCATGTGACGGGTTCGGCCCCCGCCGACACAAAGCGCGTGTTTGAAGAAGCTCTTGACCGGGGTATGACGTTTTGGAAGTCTACGGCAACATTCGGCGATTATTCACAAAATAATGGGGTTCAAACATGAAAAACATATCACTACCAAGAAACGAGCGTAAACGGTTCTATGATTCCATAGTGGACAACACCACCACATATAATTACTATGTAGAACGATTGACTGATATAGCAGTTTCGCGTTTCAAATGGACTGGATTCCCGGATTCAATTGACACACGATTTTTAGAATTGGCTTTGTTTGAAAAGGGGCAAGCTGTTGTCTTTGAAGATGATGTCATGGGTCTTCTTTCCCTGAATACCGCTATTTCTGGGTCATGGAATGTGTATAATGTGCCAATTAAGCGCAGAGCATATGCTACTAACGGATATAATAAAAACCTGACAATTGAAAACAGTGTAATAGTGTTTAATAACTATATTAGAACGCCGTCTGTACAGCACATTTTAAATTTTTCAAAAAAATTGGCCAACATAGACGTTACAATTCAAATAAATATCAACACCCAAAAGACCCCAATAGCACTTAAAGCGAATAAAAAACAACAGTTGAGTGTTTTAAACGCTTATAAAAATTATGACGGAAACGTCCCTGTCATATTCAAAGAAGATGAATTTAAAGACGATTCTATATCTTCAATGTCTTTGGGCGCGCCGTTTGTTTCCCCTGAATTGTATGAACTGAAAACGAAAATCTGGAATGAGGCCCTCACGTTTTTAGGCGTTCCAAACATTAGTGAAACGAAAAAGGAACGCATGATAACAGACGAGGTTCAACGCCAGATGGGTGGTGTGCTGGCGAGCAGAACGTCATTTATATCAATGAGAAAACAAGCCTGTGAAAAAATAAATAAAATGTTTGGATTGAATGTTGACGTTGAATATAATTATGGGGGTGATGGTGATTGTCAAAATACACAACAGAGCTACGATTTATAATCGGTTCGCTTGCTGGGTCTACAGACACGTCATTAACCCAGCTTAAAAAAGACATAGCAAAAGCCATACCGCTGATATTTGATGACGATTTGTCTCTTGACAGTCCTCTGTCCATAACCACCTTTGAAACACTGTTTTTAAACCATTTCGCATTCCATGAGCTTGGTTTTGAAACCTTTGCGCGGTGGAAATATGAGATAAATAATCATTTAAGAGAAATTATACCATATTATAATGACTTGTCGTCTTCAACGCTCAAAAATTTTGATTTTTTCTTGACTTCGCCCGGATATACCGACACAATAAATGATGTAACCGACACTAAAACCACAACCGGGGGCACAACAACCAACAACCTATCCACGGAAACCGAAGCTTCAGAAGATTATACAAGTGCATATTCTGACACGCCTAATGGCTCATTAACAGACGTTAAAAACTTGAACTATTTAAGTACGGCAACCGTGGACGATAGGACAAACAGCCAAACTACTACAAATACAGGGACTGTTACAACTTCAAATACTGGCAACCAAACTGTGACAAAAAATTATGAGTTAGAACACATTGAAACGATTCGCGGTGAAGACAATTTAAAGGCAATTAAACTGTTTAGAGAGGAAATAAAAAATATATATTCGCTCATGTTAGACGAATTCAACGAATATTTTATAACTTTATGGGGGTAAATTATGTTACAAAAATTAAATCTAATTATGAATCAAACACTGCCTGCTACGTATGACGATTCGCTGAGCTATTACGAAGCACTATCAAAAATCTGTTATGAGGTCAATGAAATAATTGACAAGATTAACGCGGACGAAGCGTTAATCGCCGCAAATTCGGAAGCCATCACTTCTATCAATTCTCAAATTACTTCTATTAACAATTCGTTGGAAAGTGACGCGGAAAAAATCCAACAGCACACATCACAAATTGGCGGTTTATTGCAATCTATGCAACAGCTTGCAGGGCAAGTTAACGACCTTGACGACGAGGTGTCCTCGTTCAGTTCGTCAATTTCTTCCCTTACAACGCGGGTGAATAAAATTGAAAGTGATTTTAATACTGGGTTTGTGACACCCTATATCACATTAACACAAGAATTGCTGCCCGGAAGCCCAGCAGACCGCGCGGCAACAAAGGCCTATGTGGATAGCAAGATTTCGAGCGAATTCACGCCGATTGTGTTAACTGGAAATGGCGGCCCCGCCGTTCTAACTCAAATTACTGTTAGATTTGATAAAACCGGGTTAATTATTTATGGGTCAATTTCACAAGACGAGTTGCCATCCGGTGGTTATGAAGTGTTTACTTCAAGTACTCTGAATACTTTGGCTAATGGGATATCGGCTTGGGTTGGGGACGCTTTGGCAAACCGAACAATTTTTGTTCCTATACATAAACAGGTAAGCAATTTAGATTCCCCGGTTTTTGATGTTAGCAGATGGTTCTCACTTTCGTTTAATTCATCCGGGGTTCTTAGTGCTTTTACCTATGTTAAAGGCTCTGGGGCTTCTACTACCGCACCAAATTTCGTGGCACAGACTGTAATATAAAAGAAAGAGGATTATTCCTCTTTCTTTTTATTGTTTTGTGTGAATATGATGTTTTTAACCACGGCACTATAATACCTTTTACCGTCTTTGTCACTATATGTTAATTCACATTCATATATACAGTAATCACCCTTTTTTAAGTATCTTTTCGCCAGGTCACATAGGTGTGTTGTGAATATCGCAATATCAACAAATGTGGTTTTATCCTCGGATTTTTTTATGGCCAATGAATTTGTTAATACAACAGAATCGTCATTCAAACTTCTTTCTTCAAAATCTCTAACTAACCTTCCACCAAAAAAACATACATTCATTATCCTAATACCTCTTTCATTATCCTAATACCTCTTTCATTAAATTGTCAATCATTCGCTTACATATTACAATTGCTCTTACGGTGTCATAATTCATAGACAAAACTTCGTCACCCTCTCCGACTATAACACCCTGTTTATACAATGTGTTTATAACTTCGGCCAATTCCCCGTAATTTTCGGGTGTGACATCCTTGGGTATTACATGTCGTTTTAACCAATACATCATGCGATCTGAATTATCAACCAACGCGTTTGTTTCGCTTATCACATACTGTAATGTCTCATCAAATTCTGCAAGCTTTGATGTGATATTGTTTTGTCTTTCTAAAATTTCCTTGTAAAATTTTTCTGCCATTTTTAAAAACCTCTCTAAACCTAAGTCTAATGTCCTGTGCGGACAATATTTGCCAGACCAGTGTTGGTGTGTGTAAGTGACTTCTTTAACCTCCCTTCCAAATATGTAATAAGACAACATCGCTAATAGTCGTGCTGCGTTACGTTCCGCATTTTCAAATCTTTCACCCCCAGACTTTGACCAACAAATTTCTATTGCTATTGTCCTCATATTACCATCACCACGTCCGTCCCCCGCGTGCCATGCGGTTCTGTTTAATGGTAATATTTGAACAACTTCACAATCATCAACCGCAAAATGGAAACTTCGTTCTTCATTCGGGTCGTTTTGCAAGCATTTGGCTTCATTGATTGCCGGTGCGTCGTTTGCTGTGTTGTGGATTGTTATACCTATAGGGTTCATATAATAAGGTGATTTGACATCATACATGTCTTCGGGTATCATGTGTTTGGTATACTTCATTTCTTACCCCCTTTTGAGCGCTATTTATAATTATTTATCACAGCTTTCTCCCACACATTGGGCAAAATAATATATTAAGCTTAACACCGAGTTTGTGATATACCTTAAGCTGTTCACCGTTCAAACAAAAATCACACCCTTGGACACTCTCGTAGTATTTGTGCGCAGTGCGTATTGCTTTATCATAATCTTAATGAGACTGTTGTTAAATTCCGTTGAGCATTCAATCAATTCTTTCTTTGTCATAGTTCGCCTCTCTCTTACACCTTTCTATAATTTGTTCGCCGTTCCCTCTTGACAACATTTGCCCCCATCCGGATAGGAACCATTTTTCAAGTCTATGTCCGCCGCCACACTTTAATTCTATTTTATAATCATATATGGCCTGTTCTAATATTGCCGCCTGTAACAATATTAGACCCTCATCATTGAAATGCGTTGTATTCATTGTATTCCTTTATTTTCCAAAGAGTTGGCGCGGTTTTAAGCCCACAGGAAAAGTTAGGATTTGGTGATTTTAACGGACATCGAGAACAACCAACACTTTCTTCGCACACCATTTTTATTATCATTAGCGCGGTATAAATCTCATGCGGTTCTATTTTGTTTTCCATTATGCTTCATCTCTTTCCTTTACTGTGATTATATTATACCCGGTTGTTGTGTCGTCGGTGTGTTGTCTGTGTAAATCGTTTGTAAACTGATTCCGTTAATTATTATGTCATATTTGATTTTGTCAAGTGTTTGTCGAACGAATTTAAAAAGTGTTCATTATTTGTCGGTAATGGTTTAGTGTGGTTGGCGTTCGTTATGTGTTCATAATTTGTGCAGATTGTGTGTGTTTTTTCCTCGTTACACTATATTATTTTGTACATATTGCATAAATCCGTGTTTTGAATTTGGGGGAATGTAAACTTTTTATGAAAAATGTGTTTC